TTTTTTTTCACTCCAATTTTATTGGTTTGACTCCATCCCTCCGGAGAGGGACAGTAGCCCCAAATTAATTATTTTTTGCCTCCATATTTATATCCTTTATTACCTATTCCGGCCATCCCTTGATATTCCGGTTCTACTCCATATTTTTTAACATGGTCCCAAACTAAGTTTGCCTCATATGCTAAACCCTCGAAAACATTTTCAAATTCAGCCATTACGATTAATGCTATATCTTGACCCTTTTTAGGTCTGTGTTTGCTTAACCTCATTTTAGGGTCTGAGGTGATGCCATAATAGACGGCCTCTTTAGTCACTTCACTATCCATGTCTACATCTACGAAATGATAATTAGATTTNTCATTTACTTTAGCTAATCGATAAACGAAAAACTTTTCTAAATTATTCATTTATCTCGCTCCAACAATCATAACATAATTCCATATTATGGCTTTCGTGTGTGGCCTCTGTCCACATGTCAGAATCAACACATATTTCACAAAATATACTATCTTCATCAGCCTCAATTACTGACTCTTCATACCCTAACTGGATAAGCTCGCTTTCTGTCCTCAAATGGTTTTTTACCATACCCTAACAATAGCATACTGCTTATAAAGGTTTTAAGGTAGTTTGTGCTTAGCTTTTTTAATTCTAAGTCAAAATTAATGCTGCTTTTCTCTTTTTCTCGTGTCGTATAATCTCAGTTCTCAGAGAGGCCCCCCGTCTAAAAAGAAGGTGTGCATATCTTATTATCGTCGACTACCCCTAAAAACAAATCGAGTGAAATTTTGAATATCATTATATAGCTCTATATAGGTATAGTAGATGAGCTACTACTAACAACAATATTGAGCTCTACAAAGCACTCCTCAGTTCGAGGACAGTAAGCTTTATATAGTGTCAAGTGTTAAAATTATTACCAAAAGGAGAAACTAACTTCAATGACAACTAAAACGCAAAATTCCATTAAGTGGATATGTAATGACATCAGGGATTTACTATTAGCCAAGAACAAAGCATATGGCGATAGTGCACTAGAACCTGACAATATTTTCAGTAAGCTCGACAATGCACAGGCAATCTGTGCACGAATCGATGACAAGCTCAGCAGGATAAAGAATGTAGGGCTTGATGATAAAACAGAGGACACCTTAGATGACCTCATAGGATATTTAATCCTGCTTAAAATCGCGAGGAGCGATGCGGCAGCAAATATCACAGTATGGACAAGCTGTACTTGTGTCCATGGGTGGCATAATTGTACATGTCAAGATACAGGCGTTTGCACAGTAGAGCTTAATCCCGATGATGATGCTTATATACCTCCATGGAGCTTAGAGATACCAAAGGATGCTAAAGTTAAGGTGTTCGAAAAAAGCAGTGATTAATGGAGCTTATTAATGAAAGTAAATAAATCAGTTGGAGTAGATTGGAGTGAGTATAAACCAGTGTTAATAAAATATAAAAAAACAAAGAACCCATTAAGGTTCCATATGCCCGGATTACATCACACCCAAACTAGAAAGTTTTTTACAAGTTGTGCTTTTACAGTACAGATATTAGATATGTGTGAGATGTTGACTAAGATGGGCCATACAGTATATCACTATGGTAATAATGGAAGTAACCCTATCTGTACAGAACATATTGATGTATCAACGCGTGAAGAGTTCTTAGAAGCTTTTCCAGAAACCCACTATAGGCGTCAGACAGTTATTACAGATGGAGACAATGCTAATACAGGATGGAGTTCAGCTCCCGATTTTTGTAGAGAGTTTGATACCCGAATAGTGGCAGAGATAGAGAAACGGCTTGAACCTAATGATTTTATTTTAAATATGTGTAGTAGTTCATTACAAGATATATTAAATCCTTTTGAAGGTCGTGCTATCCTTTGTGAACCCGGAGTAGGATATGGTTACATAATGCCGAATACACATAGAGCTTATGTCTCCCATGTTTGGGAAGGCTTTCATACAGGTAGAAAATTTGAAGAGAATAATGGGTGGCATAATGCCAATCCTAATTGGCAGGACGCAGTTATACACTATTTTGCTGACCCTAATGACTTTACTTATAATGAAGATAAAGATAACTTTGCATTCTTTATAGGAAGGTTTAATCACGATAAAGGGCCCGAAACTGTTATTCAAGTTATAGAAGAATATAGAAAGCAAACAGGTGATGATATGAAACTTATAATGGCTGGTTCTGGACATGAGTGGTTATCTGAAAGAGAAGACATAAAACAAAAGGAATGGTTAGACATAAAAGGATTTATAGAACCAGAGGAACGAAGAGAACTATTATCTAAAGCTAAGGTACTTTTAGCACCTAGTTGGTATTTAGAACCCTTTGGAATTATATCTATCGAAGCACAGATGTCTGGGACTCCTGCGATTGGTCCAGACTGGGGTGGATTTGTAGAATCCATTGTACACGGTAAGACAGGATTTAGATGTAGAACATTTGAAGAGTTTGTTTTTGCAGTTAAGAATATAGATACTATTAAAGCACAAGACTGTAGAACTTGGTCAGTGGGTAATTTCTCTACACTATCACAAGCTAATAAATATGAACATTGGTTTCAAAGTTTATATAACCAAAAAACAAGTACTGATGGTTGGTATGCATCAAATAAAGAAAGGAGTGAGTTAGAATGGCTGGAATCTTCGTATCCCATATAAAAGAGTTATTAGACTCTTCAAAAGATATTGATATCCACATAGTGATAGAAAATGAAGAGGATATATCAAATGGTAACTTAACAAAAGTTATAGACGAATTAGTTAAATCTTCTTATCCCTACACACGCCAGAGTGTTATACATGTACACAATTATATTCACATAGTAGACATACATATAAACATTCCATGGAGACATCAACTTGTATTCCATGATGATGATAGTCTATTAAAAAATTCACAAAAAAAGCACCAACTAATAATAAGAAACTTAGATACACAAAGTTTTAAAAACGATTGGTGGGTTGATTTGGTACGGAATATAGATACTAAGGAAAGTGTAATATATTATGATTAAATTAATTATTTTTGATTTGGATGGTGTCTTAGTAGATGCTAGAGAAATACACTATAAATCTCTTAATGCAGCTTTAGTACAAGCAGCAATACCTTCTATACCTAGAGATAAACACCTCTCTACTTTTGATGGCCTATCAACCAAAAAGAAACTAGAGATATTAGAAGTACCTGATAATGTCAAAGATTATATATGGCATTCTAAACAACAAGCAACCTTAAAACTAATAGATGAGTTTACCATTGATAAAAGATTACAAGATTTACTAATGAATCTTAAAAAAGAAAACTACATAATAGCTTGTGCTACTAATTCTATAAGAGATACTGCTAAACTGCAACTTATAAGAAAAGGATTTATGGAACATATAGATTTCTTAATCTCACAAACTGATGTAGCCAATCCTAAACCACACACAGAAATGTATCTTAAATCTATGATTAGAGCAGGAGTAGACCCTACAGAAACCCTCATAATAGAAGACTCACATATAGGCCGTAAAGGGGCAACCAATAGTGGAGCACATTTATGTGGGGTAGAGAATACTAAAGATGTTACTTATGCTAAAATTAAAAATGCTATTAATGAAGCTGATGGTAAAAGTAGTGTCAAACCTAAATGGCAGGGTGGAGAGATGAACGTATTAATACCAATGGCTGGTGCTGGGTCTCGATTTGAAACCGCAGGTTATACATTCCCTAAACCACTAATTGATGTTAATGGAAAACCTATGATTCAATTGGTGGTAGAAAACATCAACATTGAAGCCAAGTACATTTTCATAGTACAAAAAGAACATTATAAAAAATATCACCTTAAGTATTTACTTAATTTAATTACTAACAATAAGTGTGAAATAGTACAAGTAGATGGACTTACAGAAGGTGCAGCATGCACTACACTCCTAGCTAAAGATTATATAGATAATAATAAACCTTTAGTTATTGCTAATTCAGACCAATGGGTCGATTGGGAATCTAATGAGTTTATGTATGCGATGGGTGCAGATAATGTAGATGGAGGAATATTAACATTTCCAGCAACACACCCTAAATGGTCCTTCGCTAAATTAGATAAAGATGGTTTTGTGTCAGAGGTAGCAGAAAAGAAAGTAATATCTAATAATGCTACAGTGGGTATTTATTATTGGAAAAAAGGTAGTGATTACGTAAACTACACAGAACAAATGATAGAAAAAGATATTAGAACTAACGGAGAGTTTTATGTGTGTCCAGTGTTTAATGAAGCAATAAAAGACAACAAAAAAATAAAACAATATCCTATAGAAAAGATGATGGGTTTAGGTACACCCGAAGATTTAGAAAAATACTTAAAGGAAAGAAAACAATGACAGAAATAAAACTTATAGATGATTTTATGCCAATAGAGACTGCTCGAGCTGCTACAGATTTCTTACAGAGCACTACTGGCTATCACGATGGTAAAACATGGTGTAGATATAAACCAGAATTAGAAGAATCTCTATTTTATAGGATAGATAGTGAGTCACACCACCACAGTGGTTTAGATGGTATTAAACGCCCTTGTTTAGACTCACACTGTTATATATGTTGGATAAACGACATTTATACTAATGAAGCCATGATAAAAAAAGTTAGTGAGATAAGTGGAATTGAATTAACAACATGTGTCACCCACTTTATATCATGGTATGATACTAATCAATATTTATCACCACATACTGATTTAGGAGGACAGGATGGTAGAAAGGTAGCTTTTATTCCATATTTTGTAAATGAGTGGGACCCATCATGGGGTGGATTATTACACTTTACTGAAGACCAAAAAACAATTAGTGCAACAGTTGTACCAGCTTTTAATAGAGCTGCTATCGTAAACTTAGGACAATTTGGTTATACACACTGGGTATCTCAAGTCAGAGAAAATTTACCTAAAAATGAAAAGAGGATAGCACTGGTAGCGTGGTTAGCATGAAGTTAATAGCACACAGAGGAAATATAAACGGGATTAATTCCCAGAGAGAGAATACTATAGATTATATAGAAGAAGCAATTCAATTAGGGTATGATGTTGAAATAGATTTAAACCTACATAAAGGTGGTTTTTATTTAGGGCATGACAAACCTGAACAAGAAGTTTCAGTTACGTGGTTGTTAAAGTTTAAAGATTTTTTATGGTGTCATGCTAAAGATATACCAGTATTTAGAATGTTATTAGATTTAAAGATGCATAGTTTTATGCATGACCAAGATGATGCAACATTAACATCCAAAGGTTATATATGGGTATACCCCGGTAAAGAACTTGTACCTGAATGTATTGCAGTATTACCTGACGGTGATGTACCAGATTTTGTAGCAGGTATTTGCTCAGATAAGATAGAGAGGTATGAATAATGTACGAAGGTAGAATGGAGGGACATGGAGGAAAGGGCGCAGTTTGTATTTCTGGCTTACCACGATTTCCTCAAGGTTATGATTCTTTATTAGAACTAAAAAGTTATTTAGAATCTTGTAATCCCGACACACAATTCGATTGGTATTTTTATTTGTGGGATGTACCTAATGATAACAAAGAATGGCACAAATGGTTAATAGAAACATTTAACCCTACACAACTTAAAATAGCACCACTACCTACATTCAATACAGAGGACAATAAAAAAGCTTTCAAAGAAATAGAAAGGAGAAGAAGCAATAATAAAGTCATTGGAGAAAATATTTACTGTATGTTCAAAGGTATATATGAATGTAATAAATTAATTGAAGGTAACTACGACGTAGTTATAAGAAGCCGAGTTGATTTAATATATGCACAAGCTGGTTTATATTTAGCTCAGTATTGTTTTCATCCTTCCTTTAGTAATGGAGGACATTTAGTATTAGCTAATAACACAGAACAGTGGGCTTACAAAGGAAGCGTTGTAGGAGTAGAACATGCATATAATGACCAATTTGCTATTGGTAACCCTAACATCATGAACAAGTATGCAGAATGTTTTAACCTATTAGACCATATCATCTTAGCTGAGACAGGGAATTCAATACCTATTAGCGGAGAAAGAATATTGTATACACATTTACAAAACCAAGAGGTAACTGTACAACCAGTGCCTATTTTTACATTTTATAATATAAGGAGATAATAATGACAGAAACAAAATGGACCGCGAGCCACATGAGGCTCAGCCCAAGTAAGATTAATACTTACTTAAAATGCCCGAGAGAATTTTACTATAACTATATAGCTAAACTTCCTCAGAAGAAAACCATACACCTCTTTAGAGGTACACTAGTACACCAAGTATTGGAAGACCTATTTAAAAAACAATTCCGTACTTTACCTCAGTGGGAGAAAGGAGTTCCCAAAGCTTGGGTACAAGAACAGTTTGAGACTGGTTGGGAAGAAAAGATAGCTAAACACAAATGGTTATGGGATGTACATACTAAAGAAGAGATGGATTCTATGTATATGGAGACAGAAGCTCTTTTACAAAACTTTGTTGACTCAGTTGATAAGAAGCTAACAGAAATGGTGGATTGGAAAATATTTAAAAACAAGCAACAAGCTTGGAATGCTGTAGCACCTAAATACGCTGAGAAGTGGGTTAAGTCTAAAGAATATGCAATAGTAGGAGTTATCGATGTTGTTTGTAATGATTTCGATGGTGGTACTACATTGTTAGATTATAAGACGAGTAAGCGCTACGGAGCATACTTACCAGAGGAATACTACCGTCAACTAATTATCTACGCTTTCTTATACACATTAGAGATGGGAGAGATGCCTAATTTTGTAGGCGTTAATTACCTACGCTTTGATGATACCTTCTTTGTTAAGGTTAATCAACAAGTACTCGATGAAGCTAAAGACTTAATTAAGATGGTACACGATTGTATAAAGGAACGCGAAGAATACGAAGATAGATATGAGCAAAAGCCTCAGAACTTATGTAAGTGGTGCTCGTTCTATAAAGGTAACGGCGGCCCTTGCGAAGTAGAGCTTCCTAAGTGGAAACCTAAGTTCTCTAAGCGTAAAAAGGAAAACTACGCTGATGTGAGCAATAAGTTAAAAGGTACCCTCGATATAGAAACCCAATCTCAATTTCCAGATTTTGATTGAGGGTAATCTTTAAATACAAGCGTCATGTAAAATAATACATGGCGCGCGATGATTACAGAGCTATCTCTGTAAAGGGTTTATTTATAAACATAGAGGAGGAAGCTGAGTGAAAGCCTCACAAATGCTTGTTCTTACTAATATGTTAGCTAAAATTATATCTGAAGTTGATGACTTGAGACAAATGATTAATGATATGAAAATGAAAGAAATGGAATCTCAAGGATTCATGGAGGAAGAATGAATGGAGTTGATAGATATTTTAACGTTATTAGGAATAATAATGGCAGGAGTATCTTTGGTGGTGGTATTAATAGTATTTCTAAAATTTACGCGCCAAGCATTAAAAGGAGTACCACATATAAACAGACAACCAATTCCAAAACGCAAAATAATAAAGAAGGAGATACCAATGAGTAAAGAAGCAAGAGAAGGAGTCACATTTAATGACATATTTATGTTTATGATAGCTGTGCCTTTAGTTTTACTCTGGGTTGGGTTTGCAGGGTTCGTTATACATACGGGACTTAATAATTCAGCTGTTCTTGAGAATATTGAAGCATATACAACTTTGATAGCAATCTTAGGAGGGCCAGCCCTTCTTATTATCAAAGATGCATTAGATGTTTGGAAACAAGAACAAGCAGAGAAAACAGCTTTCTATAAAGTCAAAGCACAGTCTGTTATAGATTATAACGATACTGTATTAAAACAAGCCCAAGATATTGAAAGCAAAGCACAAGAACAAGAACATAAGATGGAGAGTAAAAAATGAATGACTTTGAAATAAAAGATTTGTACGAACAGGTACAACAAATGAAAGCTAAATTGGATTTAGCTATAGAATCAACAAAACAAAACTGTGGTTGCGAGTGTAAGTGCAGTACAAAGGAGGAATAATATGTCAACAGAAAAAAGAGATAACAACCTTTTGAAAGGTGAACATTTTCATACCAACAACGCAGATATGAAGTTGGACTTTGCAAAACCTTCCCGAGCTGAAATAGATGAGATGAACTATAAAAAACCTATCACATCTTATAAAAGCTTACCAGATAAACCATTTCAATTGAACGAAGATTCAGGTAATGGATTATTCAAGGAAGGGTTTTCAGAAATTGAAAATATAGAATGGATGGGTAGGGTTAAAGACCTACCAAACAACAGCGCAAGTATAAAAGAGAGAGAAGAATAAACATGGCTAGCGTAAACAAGAAAGAAAATATAGATAAAACTCTAACTATGCGTAAAAGCGGGTCAGGAGAAAAAGTCTTCAGTCATGTAGGTGGTAAGACCCATGCACTAGAACACAAAGCCATTTCTAAGGAAGAGGCACTCAAACAAATTAGAGATGTTACAGAAGTAGAAATTGCTGACAGAAAGCATCATGGACATCACATTGGTAAGAGACAACAATCTAAAACTCAATACAGGAAGTAATTATGGCTCCACGTAAGAAAACAGTCGCAGCTAAAAAGAAACAAGCTGCTGCTCGTAAAAAAGCAGGTGGGTCGAATGCAGGGAAGTATAAAGGAGTAAAGGCATTTGCTGGACCTTCTGGAGGCGCGCCAGCTGGTACGTTCCCCATCAACACACTTGCTCGTGCAAAGTCGGCTATTAAGTTATCAGGTAATGCTCCAAGACCAGCAGGTATTAGAGCGGCGGTATACAGGAAATATCCTCAACTGAAACCAAAAGCCAAAGGAAGAAAGAAGTAAACGGTAAGCTTTATATACTACGGCCTTCTAAATATAATAGGCTCTCACAGTAGGGCCAAAGCTTCACAGGATACTTATTCGCAAGCGTCTTTGAGGGAGCCCAATATGGAGATATCAACATATGAATAATACAAACAATGAAACAGCAACCAATGAAACAGCTGACGATGGAAATATCACAGCTCTTCTTGAGACTGTAGAAGAATCTGGAATATTAGACCAAATAATGGACGAACCAATTTTAGCAGGATTAACTACTATGGTATTAATTTTAGCTAGCGCAGTAGCTTATCAAGTACCCGCAGTTAAAGAATTAGTATTCAAGTACTTAAAAAATAACGAAGCTGAATTGATGAAGATGTTAGATGGAAATCTAAGCAAAGCCCAGATGAAAGCTTTTGAAAAGCTAGACGAACAAGCACAAAAGCACGTCAAAGACTCTTTAGTACGTAATGTATTAATTACAGCTTGGGACGAAAAGGATGACGAGCTCGCTAGTCTTGTAAAATCTAAAGTCAAAGCCGCCCTCGATGAAGGGAAAGGACTTTGAACGTAGAGAAATACGAGCACAGATTAAGGCAGAGGGTAGGAGAAGCTGAATATGAACGTCATAAAGAGCTTGTCCGCCTTCTGGCGCGCAATCTTGCTCTTGAAGACATACTTTGGGAAGAAATTCTTGTATGTATTCGGGATGTTAACGCTCGAACAGAGCTCTTGCGCCAAAGAAATACAATCGTTAAAGACATACATACAGAGTTCCGAGCGCTGAATATAGAAGTACCTACTACTGTAGAAAAGAATACCGAAGCCTTTGCTTCATTCTTAGGAGAATTATCCGATGATAAAGGAACAAAAGAATCTAAAAAGCCTGATGACAGGTAAAGGTGGATTAGATTCAAAAAGTTTAGAGAAAATATTCAAACAATGTAGACGAGATAAGGGAAAAATGCGCAAATTGCTTAAAGCTTTTTGTACAACATATCTTATCGATGGTAAACAACGACCATTACTACTCAGACCATTACAAGAAGATATAGTTTTAGAATGTTTAATGGAAAGAGATGACGATAAGCAAACTAAACTAGCCATCTTAGCTCCACGAGGCAGTGGTAAATCATTCGCTTTGTCTGTAGCGGTGACTATATATATGTTTTTTAATAGATTTAGAGATTTAGTATTTATATTGGCTCCTACTGAGGACCAAGCTGCTTTAATCTTTAACTACGTCTATCGACACTTTGCAGACAACACTTTTTTAAATGGCTTAGTTAAGAACTATCGTTTTCATAACAAGCCCAATATAACACTTAAGGGGGGCACTATAATGCGTAGAGCTCCATTAGCGCCTAGTAACCAAGGACAAGCTATCCGTGGACAACACCCTACGTTCCTCGTAGTGGACGAATCTCCACTAATTGATGATAAACTGTTCATTGACAATGTAGAGCCTGCTATCGTCGCTAATAAGGCACCTTTTATTAATCTAGGCACACCTAAGTCAAAAGATAATCATATGTATAAGTATCTTTATGACGATGGCTATGCTGCTACATTTAAAAGATTACACTATACATGGAGAGACGCCGTAAAGAAAGGGGATGCTTACTCAGCTCCCTATACTGATGAAGAAATGTTAGATAAAATGATGGAGTGGGGTGAAGATTCTATCTACTGGAGGACAGAATATGAATGTGAGTTTGTAGAGTCTGTAGCGAATGTGTTTAATCCAGAAAAAATAAAGGCGTGTTACGATGATTACATACTTAATAGACTGGATGGGGATGGAGACAAGAGAGGAGGCAATATTACTGTTGGTGTTGACATTGGCAAATCTGTTAACTCTACTGTCATTAGTGCATGGTCCCTTGAAAAGTCTGACGAAGAAAATATTGCTAGACTTATATACATTGAAGAAATCAATGCCCGAACTGGTGGACACGATATTCCATACCAACGTAGACGTATCATGGACGTTACCAATAAGCTCAATGCTAATCGGCTCATTGTTGATTGCACTGGTATGGGTGGTGCGGTTGAACATGACTTACGGTTGGCGTGTTTAGAATCTGACGTTCATTTTGTTGCGTTTATTTTTACAGGAGGTCCAAAGGGTACAAAAACCCAGATGTATAGAGATTTTACTTCCTACATACAACAAGGACGAGTAAAAGTACCTAATCCAGAGGGGTTAGAGCATTCAGAAGCTAAACTAATTAATAAATGGACAAAAGAACATATTGATTTAGAATATACTATGGATATAGCTAATAAGACAGAGAAGATATCTGCACCTTCAGGTAAACACGATGATTACTGTGATAGTACGGCAATGGCTTTACATGCTACCTTAAGTATGTTACCAATGTCAGGTAACTTCAGTCAATCAATAGTATCACGTCCAATAAATAAGAATTATTCCGCAGGGGTAGGAAATCGTGGAACCCATTCAGGTGTTTCACTTTTTACAACTTCTCAACGAAAACATACACTAAACAAACGCGGGCTAAGGGGAATCTAACACAATCTTTATATACTCATTAAAGTTAATTATAAATAGCCATGTCGTTTATAGATAGAGTTAGACGTACGTTTGCTTCCGTTGGAAGTAACCCTACGTACAAAGAAGACGACCCGAGAAGTTATGGAGCGGGAGTTATACAACGCCTGAAGATTGATAAAGGGTTCGCTGTCGGTGGACAAAAGGATTTTGAACCACATATAGGCAAAAACAGAACATATATGAATGTATATTTATCTGACCCTATAGTTCGTAGTTTAATTGATTTACCATGTTTATACGCTGTTAAAGACAATTTTGACATCGTAACAGCCGACGAAGATGTAAGAGAAGAAGTAGAAGAAATGTTCCGAGATATTAATATAGAACATATATTATATGGTTGGTTAAGAAATGCTCGTATTTTTGGTACGGGGTATTTAGAATGGACTGGAGACAACTTAGTTTTAAGGTCTAGTCAAAACATGTACGTAAAAAGGAACGAGCATGGCCAAATAGAATACTACTACCAAAAGATAGGAGATGATAAAGAAAACATAAGATTTGAAGAAGATGAGATTATTGAGTTAAAGAATAATCAATTTGATGATTTTGCTTATGGATTATCTGATATCCACCCTATTTTATATTTAGTAGATTTAAAAGATTATGCAGAACGAGATATAGGTGCAGCATTAAACAAATACGCTAATTCAAGGTATGATGTTTCAGCTGGTTTACCTGACATGCCTTATGGTCCAGATAAGATTAACGAAATAGTAGAAGCTTTTAATAATTTAGCTCCCGGTGAAGATATCATTCACGGAAACGATATAACTATTAAAGAACTACAAGGAACTCAGCGTGCATTTGAATATGGTAAATATACAGACGATATCATGGATAAAATACATGTGGCTCTGAAAACTCCTAAAACAATGTGGACAGACCCAGATAAAGCACGACCTATTTTTGAACCTTATGTAAGATATCTACAAACGATGGTAGAGGGTGCACTTAACGCCCAGCTTATGCCTCAATTAGAAAAAGGAGAAGCTAAATTTAAGTTTAGGCAAATTAATGTTGAAGATGCATTTGTTAAAGCTAAGACTGATATGATATACTTATCAGAAGGAGTTTTATCACCCGGCGAAGTTAGAGAGGAAAGAGGACTTGACCCTGAAGGAGTAGCAGAATTAGATATGGAAACTTCTGAAGATATTAAGGCTTCCCCTATAAGACAGGAGCAGGGAGACAAGAATGCAAATATTTCTGGAGGAAAGAATCAAGATAAGAAAGAAGAATCATCCAGAGTACAAAACAGGGGTAATAAACCCTCCGCAAACGCAACAGGAGATAGAGCATGACATTCGATAAATGTATGATAGCTACTAAAGCTACTCTAAAGAAAAGGGGTTTTGATAACTCCGAAGAGATTGCAGCTGGCATGTGTAGCATGTGGGCTCAAGAGAATGGCGTTGAAAGAGAATTTGCAGATATCAAATCCGAACCAGTTCGCAGGTCATTTGCTCTCTCAGTTAATGAGAGTGAAGAAGTGACATTTACAAGCGAAGAGGGAATAGACTCTGTTTCATTCCCAGTCATCGCTATAACATCGGGACTTCACGAATATGAAGTCGACGGTGATATGAATAAAGTTTATATTGAAAGAGGGATGTTAAAAGATAATTTAACTTCTTTTACAGACCTCCCGATATATGTAGACCATCAAAGAACAGCCGAGGACCTAATCGGCATGGCTGCTAATCCGGAGCTAATCGAGATGGAAAATGGAAAGACCGCAGTAAAGATGTTGGCAACAGTATCTAA